TTGCGCCTGTGGGCGCGGGTAAGACGGCGGTTACGTTGACAGCATTGCAGGACATGATCCGGCACGGTCACATCAACCGTGTGCTTGTCCTTGCGCCGCTGCGCGTGGTCAAGAAGGTCTGGCCTGTAGAGCGGCCTCTGTGGGCCATTAACCTCACAATGTCATTGGCGGTCGGGACGCCTAAGCAACGGTTGCAGGCGTTGCAGGCCAACACGCACATCGTCGTGACGAACTACGACAATCTGCAATGGCTGGCGCTTCAGAAGCTGAACTTTGACGCTATTGTGTTTGACGAGTTGACACGGCTCAAGAACCCGTCAGGCGCACGGTTCAAGGCGCTCACCAAGGTGATCGAACCCATGCGCGTCAGGTGGGGCTTGACGGGCAGCTTCACGTCAAACGGGCTTGAGGATGTATTCGGGCAATGCAAGATCGTTGACCAGAATTTGCTGGGCCGCTCGAAGGGCGCGTTCATGCAGCAGTACTTCATCCTGATGAACAAAGATTACAACGAGTGGATACCGCGCAAGGGTTCGCTTGAGAAAGTTATGGCACGCATCAAGCCCGCGACGTTTGTGCTTGAGCCAGGCGAGTATAGTGACACGCTACCGCCGCTCCACGTCGTCGAGATGCGGTGCGACATGGATCGTAAACATTACGAGAAGATGAAGAAGGATCTCGTTCTTGAATACAACAACACCAAGATAATCGCGGCCAACGCCGCTGTTGTGTCGGGCAAGTTGCAACAGATGGCGTCGGGGTTCGTGTACAAGAGCGTTACCGAGGCGACATCAACGCCGGGCAAGTTCAAGACGGCCAAGACGCCGTTTTGGTTCTCGACGCACAAGTTTGATTTGCTTGACGAGTTGTTGCAGGAGAACCAACACGCGCCGACAATCGTGGTGTACACGTACCAAGAAGAATTGGCAGAGTTGAAGCGCCGGTATCCGAAGGCGCTTACGCTTGACGACGACAACGCTATAGAGCGGTGGAACTCCGGCAAGGTTGAACTGCTGTTCGTCCACCCGAAATCCGCAGGGCATGGCCTGAATTTACAGTACGGTGGGTCGCATATTGCGTTCTTGTCGTTACCCCGCGGGTCGCTGGAACTATACGAGCAGACGGTCGGGCGGTTGCACCGTAGCGGGCAGAAGCACGATGTGTGGTGCTACATCTTTATAACGAACAAGACGGTAGACGAGGGGATCTGGGCGGGGCTTCACGATAGACGGGCGCTATCCGACATAGCGATTGAGGAGTTAAGATGCGCATAGAGAATTGGGTTGTGCTGAACAGCAAGTTGATGTCGTACACCGAGGACGAACTGAGAATGTTGATTGACTACGAGATCGACAACGACAGGCGGCCTACGTTCATCGTCAGGTTGCACCAGAGGTATTGCATCCTGCGTAACACGCGGGAGCGCGTTGAACTGTTGGAGAAGTTGAAATGAGGCATTGCGACCCCGTGACGATGGATCACATTATTGAACTACGCAAGCGCGTGGCGCTTCTGGAGAAGCAACTTGAGAACGCGCTGTCGTATGTCAGGCCGTTGTTTGAGCAACAGCGGAAGTATTTAGAAGAAGAAAAATACAAGCCTTTATATGATAAAACATACGCGGAGAAAGAGTAATGGATATCGTTGAACGATTGAGAGATTGGAATAAGTTTGGTGTAAGCAGGGGGGATTTTGTAGCGTATTCCCATGAAGCCGCCGACGAGATTGAGCAGTTGCGGAATGCGGTAAAAGTGCAAGCCAATGCTGTTCGGATACTTCATGAGGCTGAAATGTCTGAGTTAAATCTCTTACGGAAAAACGCGCAAGAAGCGCATACCGCCAAAGCGACATTAGACAGCGAGCGTGAGGCCAATAAGATACTGACCGACGAGATTGAGCGGTTGCGGGGAATGTTAATATTTGCGCTCGATGGTCTTGATGAATATTGGGTTACGTTCCCAGAAGGTGTTGAACTGGTTAATCAAATTAAAGCCCTTATCCCCGCATCCGCGCTCGACGTAAACAAGGAGTTGCTGGAGGCGGCAAAAGCGGCAACCACTTACTGTGAAGAAATTGCAACGTTGGGCAGTAAATACGGAACTTTGCAAGGCCCAATTGTGTCTGACGCACGAAGTATCGCAAGAGGGTTGAATGAAGCCATCGCAGCGGCAGATTAAAGCCCTTCAACAAAAGGAGAAAGAGTGATGGATATCGTTGATCAATTAAAATACGCAGGTGACCATGTATTGTTTGTGCCGCATTTATACCACTCAGCCGCCGACGAGATCGAGCGGTTGCGGGAAGAAAATAACGATTTGAAATCTGCTCTTAGGAATGTGCTATTTGCTGAAGTTAGTCATGTAAAAGTGACAGAGTTCACGAAGGAGAAAGAGTGATGGATATCGTTGAGCGGCTGCGATTATTTGCCTCGGCAATGAAAGATGCTCCCACCGCTATCATTGACGATAGCGCTCTTAGGAGAGCCGACGAGATCGAGCGGTCGCGGGAAGCACTGCAAGAAATTTATGAAGTGTATGCTGGGTCTGAGGGAATACCTCAACCCATGACCGCAGCAGAAGGGTATTTGTTATTTCTGCTCAAGAAAACTGCGAAGATTGCACAAGACGCACTGAAGAAAGAGTGATGATCCTTCAACTGTCCCCCACACTGCCAATGATTACCCCGAAGGGTAAAGCACTGGCGCACTTCGTAATTGACTACGGCGAAGAGCATCACCTGATGTGGGTGTGCGTCCAAGAGACGGGTGAGATATGGACTTGGGCTAACCCCGAAGTCCGCGTCCAGAGCAACCCGTCGTTCAACCGACCATCTTGAACGCTATCTCTTCCGTCTCGGCTACGCGCCTGCCCCAACCCTTGCCAAATGTACCCCATGTCGGCAGGGCTTGCAGGAACTCCAAGCGGCGCTCGCAGATCTTGGTTGCCAGTTCACGCGGGTTCATCTTCGCTACAGCGGCAAGTGTAGCAGGGCCGATAGCGCCATCAGCAGCCACACCGCAAGCAGTTTGAAGAAACTTGCTGGCACGGCCAGTACCAGAATTAATAGCAAGATCAAAAACAGCAAAGTCCACCCCATGCGGGAGGTCATCGCAGCGGCACTTGTCCCAGTATTTCTTCTTGTAGAGCGGGGCGACGTCGGCAACTGTGAGGGCTCTGATGTCATCTTTGGTTACCTCATGGCCGACCCATTCTTCCCAAACTTTCTTGGTGGCGCCTAAATTTGTTGCTCCCCCTGGGTCTTTGGGGTGATCGACATACCCCCCTTCATGTTTCAAGACATGGGCGAGGCACTCTTCAAAATTATCTTTCATCGTTTATTCTTTCGGTGTCGAGTTGTACAGCATCTTGTCTTTTGTCATGTCCGACGCAGAAGCACCAAAGTAAAAAGCCATTACGCCAGACCACCCCGCAGTGAGCGTGCCGAGCAGCATGAGCAAGATCTCGCTACCGTTCATTGGCAGGCCGCCGTAAAGCACCCATCCGATAATCCCGAAATATCCCCCGGTAATAAACAAGGCCAGCAATCTGGGCAGCCAGTCGCGTGTCTCGCGCTGCATCTCGCGGGCAGACTTACGGTCGTCCACCGCAAGCGCCGCCAAGTCAATGTCCAACGACTTCATCTGGACTTTGAAATCCGCGTCGATCTTCTTGACCGTTGCAAGTTGCTCAGGCGAGGCGGTGCGGAGTGCCGTTTGCAGATCATCCTCAGAGCCGTCCTCGTTGCCGAGCAGGGCCAGCGACAGCGCCTTCGTTGCCATGCCCGCTAGTGGGCCGCCCAAGGCTGTTGCCAGAGATGGCGCGACTGAGCCGAGTAGCGGCCCAAATGTTTTAAGAAGATCCATCGTCCTTACCTCCAGTAGATTTAGATCCCAACATAATACCCGACAGCGTGCCTGTCAGAAATGTCGCGATTGGGGCGATTAACTTGAAAAATTCCTGATCGTTTGGAGCCTGTCCATCAATCGGCTGCACGACAAATATCAGGCTGTACAAGACAGCGAACACAGTACCCGTCAGTGTCAGGCAAAGGCTGACCCCGATGATAAACTGCAAGAGAGCGTGGAGTTCATCCTCTTTGATCCTCATCTTGCGACGGCTCCGCATGGATTTCTTTTTAGTGTGTCTGCGGAACAAGTTCCAGAGGCGGTGCAGATGGGCGGGTTGCACTCCGGCGCGTCCCAGTTCTTAGGGTCTTGGCACGGGTAACGATAGCGGTCTTCGCACCCTGACAGAACCAAAAATGCAACCGCCATCAGGTATCTCATTTGTGCGCAGTCAGGTAAACGAAGAGTGCAAGACCGAGAGCCATAACAATGACGCCCAAGAACATCCACGCGCCTAAGATAAGTTCAGCTTGGCGTTCCTCGGCTTCTTTCTGCGCAATAGCGGCCTGACGCACGGCCTCTTTACGCATTTCCGTTACTTCCTTCTGAATGGAAGTCCACGCTGCAAGGCCGTACGCCCCTACAAACAGGTTCTTGGTGTCGAGCTGCAACTGCTGCGCCTTGGCCCGCAAAGCGTACAATTTTATTGCTTCAGCTTCATATTCTGCTTGACTTTGGAAAAGTTTCTTCTTCCGATTTCCAGAAGTGAGTTGCGTGATTTGCGCTATTCTTGCGAACAAACTGCCAACGCGCTCTACAACGTCTATGGCTTCGTGGCCCGCATCCGTCGCTGACTTGATTCCATTATAGATGGCCGTTGCGCCTGCCAGCAGCGTAAAAGGATC